ACAATCGATTATAATAGAGAACAAGAAATATTTAATAAATTAATTGAAAATTATGATTTCAAATCAAAAAAAATAGTGATTTATGGAAAAAACTGCAATGATAATAGTGCAATAAATAAAGCAAACCAATTAATTGACTTAGGATTTCAATATATTTATGTGTATAATGCTGGATTATTTGAATGGATATTATTGCAAGAAATATACAGCGAAGAGCATTTTAAAACGACATCGGTTGTAACTGATATATTAAAGTTCAAATCAGAGAAAATAATCTATTAAAAATTGATTTGCTATTTTATTTTATATATGTGTAATATAAAATGAAAATATTGTCTATTGAGGGAAATATTGGCGCCGGTAAATCTACATTGTTGAAAGAATTGCAACATAGATTGAAAAACAATCCGTATGTAATTTTTATGTTGGAACCCACAAGTGTATGGGAAAATATTAAAGATGATGAAGGACATTCGGTATTGGAAAAATTTTATTCGGACCAAGAAAAATACGCATTTTCCTTTCAAATTATGGCATTTGCAACGCGTATCCAAAAAATGAGACAAAAGATAAAGGATAATCCCGACGCAAAAGTTATGATTTGTGAGCGCTCATTGGAGGCGGATTACAATATTTTCGCAAAAATGCTTCATAGCGACAAAAAAATTGAAGATATTAATTATAAGATATATTTAGAATTTTATAAGATTTTCAAAGAAGATTATCCGATAGAAGGTATTATATATATTGATGCCAGACCCGAAATATGCTATCAGCGTATTAAAATGCGATCTAGAAATGGTGAAGAAGATATACCACTAACATATCTTCAACAATGTGAAAAATATCATAAAACCTGGCTTTTTGAAAACAATACCGCAAGAATGTTACGGTTGCAAACAGATTATCAATTTAGTGATGAATCGGATAAAAAGTTTTACTTTCATTTATGGACAAATCAAATGACAGAATTCATAGGAAAATTTATGTAAACTTAACGACGATGTGTACATTCTCCTTTTTGATACATTTACACGCCGAAACTGATAATTCCTCTCTTTTTTTACGCGTTTTATTTTCACTAGTTGTTTCATTCTTTTTTCGTGAATTTGTATTTCTCGAATTCATATCTTGTTCTATGTCTTCGTAGTTTTCTTCAATGTATTTTACAATATTGTTTTCAAGAGCCCAACGAAAAAAATTCAGTTGCCCGATTGTCGTTTCCATATTGTGTTTGTCATCATATGGAATACAAATGCGTTCCCATCTACAAAAGGGGTCAAACCGTTTTTTTGAATACGCTTTTAATTTTAATTTATACTCATGAAATACCTTAAAACGATTATTGTTTAATATGTATACAACATATTTTTCTTTTGCATAATTCGTTACAAACCAATCTATAATGCGCAATGATATTTTCCCTTCACCGTTAATTATTGATATAATTGAATCCAAATGTTTTTTATTATTGTAGAAATTCATTAAACTAGACAGTAATAATTCATTTTGTGTTGTTGAATAACGACTCGACATTAAATAATATAATACGTTGTACTTTATATTATTTTTTATAAAAATATAAATTCTAAACCATTTATATATTTATGATGAATGAAAATATAAACTCAAATGTAGAACCATCTAAAAGAAGAAACGGGTTAACCAAATCGATTAGAAAAGTATCGCAAGGATTAGAAGTAAAAAAATGTTTTTCTTGTACAACAAATTTACAATTAACAAATTGTATATATTGTGGTAGATCCGTATGTATTAATTGTATTGATGACAATGCCTGTTTAGTATGTCATCGTTCAAGATATATTGTAAAGCTCAAGACAAAAAAATGGTATAATTGTTGTTGTTTTTAACCCGTCTTTTCATTTGATGTATTTTCCGATAGTTTTTCGACGGGCATCATCATATTTTTTACATCTGTAATATTCGATTTTTGCGAGCGAATTCTGAAATTATAACATTTGTGATTTTGATAATCGCTATTATTTGAGTAACGTCGTCTTGTAGTAATGCGATCACAAAGAATGCGATGAACACTACAATTATGAGACATACTGATAACTTTAAACTGATCATTACAATATTTAATAAATTTTTCTATTTCGCTATATGCGTCTCTAAATAATGGTATATACACCTCAATAGATGTGTTTTTAATCTTATTTTTTAATACAGCATTATCAATATTGATATTATTATCAGTGATTTTCATCAAAAGACCCTGAATAATGTCTTTCCCAACGTTAACAATCAGTTCGTAGATATATAATAAATCAGTGTATTTCAAACGACGTTTGTTTTTCTCATTTATATAAGAACAAAAATGCTGTTCGGACATATCTTTTACAATCCATCGAACTCGCCATTCAGTTACATTTTCACAATCATTTAATATCTGCCGCGCATTGGTCATTTCAACGTTTTCAAAATGAGAAATCATTCGAGTGAAATTACACAAAGATTCAGCAGGTATGTGATATTCGCTTTCATAATCCATCATTTTTCTATCATCATTGGAATATAAATAGCGACCAATATAATTCACACAATAATTTAACAAAATAGAATAATTTCCACAGGGATCGTCCCCTGGTTGTCGAGGAACAACGCCATTATTATTTTCCCTTAAAAATTGAAAATAATGAGGATTATGCACGGTACCATTTTCAATTCGACCAGTTACCCAATCAAATGAACAATGACACACAGTACACCACATTTGATTGCAACCTTCTGTTTTATAAATACGTTCTCCGCATTTGGGACACGGTCGTGTTGTTGCTTTTATGTGATTTGCGCTTTTAACAGTGTCTTCATTACACACGTGGTCGGCCTTTGTTTCGTCTGTTAATACGTCTAAACATTTAGGACAACATTGTGTTTCACACACACCACATTTATATTGTGTGGACAAGAATCCTTTGCATTCTGCCTTTTGACACGGCATAATAAACCGTTTTTTGTCTCCGACTTCAATACCACACGCATTTTCCAATTCGGTTTTACTCTCACGAAGTTCGTATATTTCAGTATGAATATCAACACGTTTTATTTCTGTTTCTTGTCGAATTGCTCGTAAAGTATCAAAATAAATTTTTCTGGCGGCTTCTTCTTGTTTACGTTGTTCAACTATAATATTATGTAATTCCGTATTTTTATTGTTTATTTGTTCTCTAATTTCTTTAATTTTTGGTGCATTTTTAATACGAAGACGTTTACGTTCCATATATGCGTCCACTTCCGGCATTGTTTCTTGAATAAGGGACTTATTACGTTCAAGCAATAATCCATTATGATGGGGAGTGTATGTATTTACAAACCACGAACGGTTTAAATTTAAAATAACAAAGGCCTGCTCCCAGGATTTACGACAGTTCATACAATGTAAGTCCGCAGTAGAATTCATTAAATATGTGCGAACACACGTTTTGCACGCATGAAAATTACAAGATGGATTATTGCAACATATTTTCGCCTTTATAGATTTATTATAGGTTTCAATGCAAATTGGACACTCGCTCATACTGGTTTTATATAAACTTAGCTATATTTTTTAATCAATTTCTTTACGTATTTTTTTATCTTTAAAAAATAATTTATAGTATTAAATTATTTTTAATTTATGCAAATGATTATGCAAACAACTTAGTTGCTGTAAGCAACACCAGCCATACCACTCATGACACGGAGGACGTTGTAGTTAACAGCGTAGACACGTACCTTGGCAGTGTTGGAGCCAGAGACAGTGTTGGAGGAAAGAACAAGTTGAAGAACAGCGTTATCAATACGAGAGAAGTTGCATGTTCCGGAAGGTTGGTGTTCCTCGGGGCGAAGAGCGAAGGAGTACACGTTAATACCGGTATCGGGGCTCTTGGTGTGGTGCTGGAAGGGCTGCACAACATCGAAGTAAGAACCCTCACGCTCAGAGAAACGGTCTTGGCCGTTAAGTTGTAACTTGGCAGTCACAACAGGATTCTCACCCCAGCAGTGCTTCTCCATGGCGCACTCGGCAAGGACGAAACTGGCGGCATCACCGACACTCGCGTTGCTGTTATCAACAACGGTGGGGCCATCAACGAAAAGGTTTCCGCTGATAACTTGAGAAGCACCAGCAGCAGTGGTATAAGCTTCAAGACTGTTGGGAAGGGCATCAAGGGCATCAGTGTAATTGAATGGCTGGGCACCATAGAGAGACCATAAACCAGTGGCATCGGTGTTCTCTAATGAAGCACAGTAGTCAACATTGGCATCAGGTTGGACAACCCAGACAAGTTCCTTACAGGGGTGGTTGAAGTTAAGCTTGATGCGGTTGGAGGAAGAACCGACGGACTCGTCACCAGTGAACTGAACTTGTTCGATGAGGTACTCGTGGGGGTTCTGGGCCATCTTGCGGCGCTCATCAGTGTCAAGGAAGATGTAATCAACATAGAGAGACGCGGCAACAAGGGATTGCTGGTAGGCAGCAGAGACAGATTTGCCACCGGTTAAACCATCAACAGCCCATAAGCACTCACCAATGGGGCGGAAGTCAATGTTGATCTTGACCTCGTGGTATTGAAGGGCGATCAAAGGAAGGGCAAGACCGGGGTTGCGGCAGAACCAGAATTGAAGGGGGACGTAAAGAGTTGTCTCAGGAAGGGCGTTGCGAGGAGCGCACACCTGGGCAACGCTACCGGTGGCAGCACAGGCACCAGCGACGTCACTGTAGTCAGGGTCGACGAGGTAAGTAAGCTGTGTGGTCTGGCCAACCATCTTGTTGTAACCAGCGGCCTGGTCGGCAGGAAGAGTAAGTTGGTTCCAGATGTGCATCCAGTCACCGTATTGGCGATCGATGCGTTGGCCACCAATCTCAATTTCGACCTGGGAAACAAGTTGCTCACCAGGGAAATCTAACCAACGAGCGTAAACGTCACCGGAGGCAACGTTTTGGTTGATCTCAGGAAGAGTCAACTGAAGATATGTGCGATAGGCAAGATCACCATTACGGCTGATTGTGCAAGTAACGCGACGGCCGAAATCGGCTTGACCAGAGAATGTCTGTTCAATCGACTCCATGGCGAAGTTTGTGTGTCTGCGGTAAGACACTTTCCAGAAGGTAATCTCAGGGCTTCCAGTAAGGAAGACATCCTGAGCACCGTAAGCTACAAGTTGCATAAGAGCACCACCCATTTTATATAATTACTAAAGAAAAAAATTTGGGAAAAATTAAAATAAATTAATTAAATTAATTTAATAAATGTCATTTTTACTAAAGTATTTAGGTTTATATTTATTACACCATTAATAGTGCTTGCAAAAATAACCTTTGTATATTATTGTTAGCATAATATGCGTATTATGACATTTTTATATACAAATAAAAATTGATTATGCTTTCAAAATTATTATATTTTATAAAATATGAAGTGTAAATGTTGTAATAAGAATGAGTCGGAAAATCTATGTTATATTTGTAGTAATCCAACATGCAACGCTTGTAAAATAATCAAAACAATGAATTATGACAACAGAGGTGTAGGTAACGATTGGGGGACGTGCAAAGATTGCTATGAACCTTGGGTATATTGGATGAGAGAAATTGGTAAAACAGATTTTGACATTTTTGAAATGCAACATCTTGACTATGATAGAAATACGATTGAACAACTATATAGAGGTTCACTAATGCAATGTCATAAATGCAAATATATATGGGATGGAAATGCCCAATGCCCGTGTTGGAAAGATTTAGATATATTTGATATTTTTGATAGTGATGATGACATATATCTATCAGAACCCAAACAACAGCGCGATGTTGTTGTTAGCGAATCAATGGTGGAACGAAATTAATTATTATGTATTGTATTGATGTCTTGATTAGATAAGATGAATTTTTCTAAATATGTTTTTTGAAATACTTCTTTTTTGTTTTCGTGTTTTTTAGAAAAAATATAATTCTCTGCGGATTTCTTTATTGTCCATCCATCTTCTAGGGCATTTGTTAGAAATACCATTCGTTGAAACTTTTTTTGATTTATTTCTATGTTTCTTGGTGATGTTTTTCCTTCTATTGTTGTTGTTTGCATATAAAATAATGGATTTTATATTATTGATTTTTTTACGCTTTTTTATAAATGTATAATATATATATTTATATGAACACTAAAATAAATATGAAAAAAGGGGGTGTGTCTGCAAAAAATACTAATAAAAAACCCTTAGCTGCTAAAACAGCTGCCCCTAACAAACCTAGCAAAAATAAACTTGTTAAAACGGGACAATTTGCAAGTGATATTTTAAAGTTAACAACTGGTTTGTTTCGCAATAATACAATAACTGCAAAGCAAATTACTAATAAACTTACCCCGGCATTTACAAAGGCAGTGAGTAAACACTATCCCGGTATGTCTGCATCAAATTGGAGAAGTGCAGTTACAAAGGGTTCTCCGCAAAAGGAATGTCTGGATGCAAAAAATCAAGAAATTAAAAACAACCCAGACAATCAGGGTCATAAACTAAAAGAATTCGAAGGAAATACACTTAAGGCATTGATGGAAGAAAATGATAAATCCCGTTATCCAGTAGCGGCAGCTCCTGCAATAGTTAACGGTAAAATGACAATGGTTCCATTTACACCGTCACACATGCGAAATTGCGGTGAATGTTGGTTATGTGGTATACAAGTAAAAGCATTTGCTGGAAAAAAAGATGAATATACATATGCAACCCCTTGTGGTGATTGTGAACATGTATCTGCAGTTATGGCATCTTTATTATCGAAAATGTTAAGTTCACAAGGAGGTACATTTTATAAATCATATATGCCTTCTTGTATTGATTGTAATAGAACAAAATCGAATTTCATAGGTGTTCAATTAACTACAACAGGCGGATGGATGGTTGATGACGCTGGTGTTGATTATATGTTATATCAAATATTTGGTAAATTTGGTGAACTATATACAAATACGCACGAATACGAATATAATCCGGATCGTATACAGCTAACACAAGATTTATTAACATATAATGAACTTACATATAATAATTTTTTGAAAACCCGAAAAGAATCAATAACAAATACAATACAAGAATGGTGTGACGCAGCAAATGGAAGTTTTTATTCGCTTATTGGTGGAACAAAAGCAGGTAAACACAAATTTAATAAAGATCTTATATTGCACGTTTTGAATAATACTATAACCAATGCAGAGAATATGATAAATGCTTCATATAAAGCTAAAAAACAAAGATTGAGCAAAACAAAAGGTGGAAACATTATAAACGAAGAAGAAAATTACATAATTTTCTTATTGAATAAAATAGATACACTTCAACATCAATATGTAGAAGAAGACAAAAAAGATGAAGCAGAATCCGAAGAATATGCCAATAATAGGATGGTTGTAGATAAAGGATCTGACAAAAATAAGATGGATGTAGATTCAACCACAGTGACAAATCCGTTTGGTACTGATACTGATGTTTGGGGTGGAAAAAAGAAAACAAGAAAACACAAAAAAACCGTCAAACAAAAAACAAGAAAACACAAAAAAAACAGTACGTATAAGAAAAAGTAAATAGCAAAAAAAATATATAAATTTAACAATCTATATATTTTAAATGACATCTAAACAAAAAGAGTCGGCAATATTATTGTCTATCGATGTGAAACATGACCAAATGTTGGCACATTTTCAGAATTTGGAAATAACAGTAATACCAAAACTGGAACAGGAGAAAGACGAACTTAAAAATGAACTCAAAAATTTACAATCAAATAACATTGATCGTTATATGGAAATTAAAGATAAGATCAGAGAAATCAACGGCAAAATTAAAGAACACAAAAAAGAGAAAAACAATTATTTTTTGGAAAATTCCCAATATGTATTTAATTATTTCGAAGAAAAGCAAAAAATTAATAACAATGATAACAATCAAACAAGCACGGTGATTAATTCGTTTTTCAAAATCAAAGCCAAAAATAAAGAATCGTGTGATTTACAAGATCAGAAATATAGTGAATCAAAACAAATGTATAAAAATTATTGGAAAAATGTTCACGAAGAAAAACTCACAACAACAGATTATGT